GGTATGAAAGAATCAGTAGAGGAAATGTTTGCCGGTTCTGATCTTTCTGAAGAGTTTAAAGAAAAGGCAACTACCATTTTTGAAGCTGCCGTACATGCAAAGCTCACTGAAGAAGTAGAGCGTCTTGAAGAGGAATTCACTGCTAAGCTTGATGAACAAGTAGAAGTAGTTGTGAACGATCTCGTAGAAAAGGTAGATTCATATCTTGACTATGTGGTTGAACAGTGGATGGAAGATAACAAGGTTGCGATTGACCGTGGTATCCGTGCAGAGATTGCAGAATCATTCATTGAAGGTCTCCGTGACCTATTTAATGAGCACAATATTAATGTTCCTTCAGAGGATCTTGATGTTGTTGCTGACATGGCAGAAGAACTTGAAGCAAAAGAATCTGCTCTTAACGAATCAATCAATGAAACCATTGAACTTCGTAAGGAACTAGAATCAATGAAGGCTGCAGCAATCCTTGAAGGATTTACTAAAGGTCTCACTGATACCCAGGCAGAAAAGCTTCGCACACTTGCTGAAGGTGTAAGCTTCTCCGATTCCTCTGAATATGAGCGCAAAGTACAAATCATTAAAGAGCAGTATTTTGGGGGTAAAGCAGTACTTAAGGAACAAACTGATGGTATTGACCCAGTAGATATTACTGAAGGCAAAGGTACTGTCAACGTAGACCCATCCGTAGCTGCATATGCTCAAGCTATTTCTAGAACTCTTAGAAAATAATTAAATTATAAATAATACTACTAGGTAAACAAACCTTACAAGGAGAAAATTTAAATGTCAATCGAATCTCTAAACGAAAAGTGGCTACCAGTTCTAGAACATTCTGAACTGCCAAAGATCACTGACTCGCACCGCCGTGCTGTTACTGCTCAGCTTCTCGAGAATACTGAGAAGGCACTTCAGGAAGGTCAGACATGGCAGCCACACTCACTACTTAACGAAGCTATTCCTAACGGTTCAGCTGACCTTGGTGGTGCTGTAAAGGGCTATGATCCTGTTCTTATTAGCCTTATCCGTCGCTCAATGCCAAACCTAATGGCATACGACATTGCCGGCGTTCAGCCAATGACCGGTCCAACTGGCCTCATCTTCGCTCTTCGCCCACAATATGCAAACACCACTGCACAGACCGGTGAAGCATTCTTCAGCGAAGCAGACACCGACTTCTCAGGAACCGGCACCATGGCTGGTACTGTTGGTACTGCAAACACTGCAAATACTGGTACCGGTATTGCTACCGCTACTATGGAAGAAAAGACCGACATCGCTCAGATGGGCTTCTCAATTGAGAAAATCTCCGTAACTGCAAAGTCACGCGCTCTCAAGGCAGAATACACCACTGAACTTGCACAGGACCTAAAGGCAATTCACGGTCTTGATGCCGAAACCGAACTTGCAAACATCCTTCAGTCTGAAATCCTTGCTGAAATCAACCGTGAAGTTGTTCGCACCATCTATACCACTGCTGTTCGTGGCGCTAACTCAGGTGTAACCACCGCTGGTACATTTGACCTTGACGTTGATGCAAACGGCCGTTGGTCAGTTGAAAAGTTCAAGGGACTTATGTTCCAAATTGAGCGTGAAGCTAACCAGATTGCAAAATCCACCCGTCGTGGCCGTGGTAACATCATCATCTGTTCTTCAGATGTTGCTTCTGCTCTTCAGATGGCTGGCGTTCTTGACTATACCCCAGCTCTTGCTAACAACCTAGGCGTTGACGATACCGGCAATACCTTCGCTGGTGTTCTTAACGGCAAGTATAAGGTCTACATTGACCCATATGCTGGCGGCAACTTTGCAGTTGTAGGCTACAAGGGATCATCTGCATTCGACGCAGGTCTCTTCTACTGCCCATACGTTCCACTACAGATGGTCCGCGCTATCAACGAGTCAACCTTCCAGCCAAAAATCGGCTTCAAGACTCGCTATGGCATGGTATCTAACCCATTTGCTGATGGTACCTCTGCTTCTACTCAGGGTGCTCTTACTGCAAACACCAACGAGTACTACCGTCGTATGTTTGTAACAAACATTCTCTAATAATAAGATTCGGGCTTGCCGAACTAACTGGGGCGCTTCGGCGCCCCTTTTTAGTTGGCTCATAAATAGTACATACCATACTGTAAGGATTCATTTATGATACAGCAAAATTTTCTAGCAAATAAAAGATTTGATATATCATTTACTCGGCTGCCGAACGTTGAATTTTTTGTTCAGAACGTTTCATTGCCAGGTGTCAGTTCAGGGTTTACGGCAATGCCAACTCCGTTTGCTACTGTAAATA